GAGGCGATTAATGCAATCGAGACCTACACCGGCGAACCCTACCCGGCACAACCGGCGCGCGAGGCCGTCAATGGCTAACCTCGACCCGCTGCGCATCCCCGCCTCATATTGGGATCAGTGCATCGCCGACGAACTGGCGCTGGCGCCGCTGATGGGCTACAGCGATTTGCGGGCGCCGACCGTGCGCGACCAGGGCGCGTGGATCTTCGGCCACAGCGCCTATACGTTCAGGAGCGCAGTCGGGCCCGCCACCGAGCCGACCCATGCCGGACCGCTGCCGCGCTGGCGCCGCGATGCGCACGCGACGGGCGGCCTGCTTGAACGGGTGCCGGCCGATGTGACATGGTGCTGGGACAGCGTGCGGCTGTCGATTCAGGATCCCAAGCTGGCAGCGGCGGATATGGCAGATGCATTCAGCGCCGTCGAGTTCTTCCGCGACCACCCGAGCAACGGCCACGCGCTGCGCAAGGCGCTGGTGAACCTGGCGCTCGATTACCTGGGCGAGTGCAGGCTGTATGCCGATGCTGCGCGGCGGGGCGGGAGCACGCGATGATGCGCGCCAACCCCGCGCCGCGGCGCACGCTCTCGACCCGGCGCCGCCTTGCATGGATGACTCAGATAATGGGCATCCTGTTGCCGCGCCGCCGCGCCGAGCGCCGCACCGGCTTCGACCGGCGTTGGCGCCTGGCATCGATCAACCTTCACGACCTGCGAGGCCCATCATGGCAGGACAGCTAGGCGCGCGCACCATCCAGGCGCTGCGCTACCACATCATCGGCGGCATGACGGCCTACGCCGCCGCCATGCGCGCGCAGATCGCAGTGACCACCATGTACCGCAACCCGCTGTACAAGGCATACCGCGACCACGGAGGCGACCCCAAGAAGCTGGCCGCGATCAAGGAACAGCTCGACATCGAACGCCCGCTGCCGCGCAAACCGAAGAAACCGGCGCGGTTCGCGCGCGGAGTGTAATCCCTTTCTGAAATTGAACATTGATCGTTGACAATAGGAACGTTCGGCCATAGCATGCCGATGTTTCCTGTTGAAAATTGAAAGGCTCGGGAAACCGGGCCTTTTTTATTGCCAGCATGGTCTCCTGTCTCGCGTCCGGCCCTCTCGCCGGCGCTTCCCGTCCCGCCGCCAAGTAGGTAGCGGGACGGTTCTTTAACCGCCGACCTCAGAAAGCGATGCCGATGCGCTTTGATCCGACCATCAACCTGGGCCATTGCCTGACCTTCGCGGGATTCATGGTGGCCGGATTCGGCGCCTATGGGGCGCTTGACAAGCGGGTCACGGTGGTCGAGACCACACAAACCAGCCAGGTGTCGATTGATCACCGCCAGGACGAGGACCGCGCCGACATGAAGCGCAGCAGCCGCGAGGACATCAAGGAAATCAACGGCAAGCTCGACAAGATTTTGTTCGCCGCGCAGAACCAGCAGTTGCGCGGACGCTGATCACCCACCCCAAGGAGAACCCATGTACCTCACCAATCCCCGCGACAAGACCCGCATGATTCAATGGCTGCTGCTGTCGGTGGCCGTGTACCTGATCGCCGCCTTGCTGGCCGGGATGCCAGCTGCCAGCGATGCCGGCCAGCTGCCACGCCTGCAGACGGTGCTGTGGAAGGTCGGGCACCTGAATCTGGCCGCCTACATCGGCTACTGGATCGACCGCCACGCCTACCGCGACCGGGTCGACCTGACCAGCCCCTACCTGATGCACATCCGGCGCGCGATCATCATCGCCGCTTCCATGATCGCGTTCGGGCTGGCGCTGTGATGCTGCCATTCCAACGCACCGCGCGCCGACTGATGGCGGCACTGGCACTGGCGTCAATCGCGGCGATGTGCCTGCTGCCGCTGATTGCCGCCGCCGCGCCGGGCGACCCCTGCCTGCGCTTCGCCGCCATGACCGCGCGCGAAGCACAGGCCGTGATGGGACCGGACGCGCCGGTGCCGTTGTTGCTCGGCCAGCTGCGCCAGGAATCGAGCTGTCGCCCCGATGTCACCGCATGGGACAACGGGCGCGGGCTTGCGCAGTTCATGGACGGCACCAGCCGTCAGGTCTCGGCGCAGTTCCCGGAACTCGGCCCGCCCGACCCGTACAACCCGCAATGGGCGATCCGCGCGCTGGTGCGCTACGACAGTTGGGTCTACAAGAAGATGAAGGGCGACGATTCGTGCCAACGATGGGGCGCGGCGCTCAAGGGGTATAACGCAGGGCCGGGCTATTCGATGCAGGCGCAAGCCAAATCGCCAACGCCGGGCGTCTGGTTCGGGGCCACCGAGTACGTGGTAACGCGCCAGAGCCCGAAGAACTTCGAGTATTCGCGCCTGTACCCGCGCTGGATCATCCTCAAGCACCAGCCGGGCTATGCGGCACTCGGGCACGTGGTGTGCCCGCGCGGGGTGGCAACATGATCGACGCCATCCCCGACCCGCGCCGCACCCTGATCGGCATCCTGGCCGGCATCGTCTGGACGATCGCCATGCTGGCCGGTGGCTATGCATGGGGCGACCATGCGGCCACCGAGCGCGCCGCCCTGGCCGAAGCGAAGCGCACCGCGCAAGCCGTGCAGGCCAAGGCCGACGCCGACGCCATCGTGCTGGCCCAGGAACGCGCGCTGCGCAGTGCCGACGCCGCCGATTTCGCCAACTTCAAACAGGATCGCGCCAATGAACTCGCTGAAAAGAACCGCCGTATTGCTTGCCTGTCTTCTGGCGCTTGCCGGGTGTTCATCCCCGTCCGTCAGACTTGTGCAGCCCATCAGGATGCAGGTGGACCCGCTGCCGCCGGAACTGCGCCAGACGGATACGCCGAACTTGACCCAAAGGTTGCACGCGATCTTGATGACATCGCCTACCGTGGAGACCAAGCCATCCGTAAGCACGCCGAAGTCGTGAGGCGCTACGAGCGACTTCGGCAAGCCTGTACTGCACCATCCACCCCGCCAACCACCGAGGAACTCACCCCATGACCCAATCGACCTACCCTGAACCCACCCCCGGCCGCATCGTCTGGTATCGCGGCACCGATGGCAAGGTGCGCGCCGCTATCGTGGCCGCCGTCAACGGCCCGTTCAACCTGAATCTGTTCGTATTCCCGCTGAACAATGCCGATGCCGATTGCTATTTTATGGAGAACGTGACGCACGCCGACCCCGAGCATGAGCCGGGCTGCCTGCCGTCGTGGACCTGGATGCCGTACCAGATGCAGCAGGCCGCGAACAAACCGCCCGCGCCCGGTGCAGCACATTCCGGCTACAGCACCATGCCGGCGCACCAGCAGAGAGTGGTCGATGAGAAGGCCGAGTTGGACGACAAGCGCACGAAGCTGCAGGGGTTCTTCGGCACGCCGATCTTCGCTGGATTGCCAGCGCCAGAAAAGCTGCGGCTCGGCAACCAGTACGACGCGATGAACGTCTACAGCGACATCCTGGGCGAGCGAATCGCCGCATTCGCGCCATGAGCAAATCCCTCACCATCCCGCCGCTGCACACGATCAAGTCTTCCAGCATCGCTGCCATTGGTCATGCTGATGGCGCGCTGTTCGTGCGCTTCGCCAAGGGCGCGACCTACCGCTACCGCGACGTCACGCCCGCGCAGTACGACGAGTTGCGCAAGGCCGAATCGGTCGGGCGCCACCTGCAGGTCAAGATCATGTCGCGCGTATCGGGCGAACTGGTCAAGGAACCGGAGCGCGAGGCGTAGCATGTCCAGCAAGGCAGCAAAACCGGCCGACAAGCACAAGGCGCGCACCCTGTCCGATCAGATGCGCGCCTTTGCGGCCGAGTACATCATCGACTGGAATGGCTTCAAGGCCGCGATCCGGGCCGGCTATGCCGAGAAGGGCGCGGCGGCGCAGGCGTCACGCCTGCTGGCGCGCGAGGACGTGCAGGAACTGATCCGCGAGAAGATGACGCGGGTCGAGAAGAGGGCCGAGCTGAGCGCCGAACGGGTGCTAAAAGAGGATTGGGGCATCGCCACCGCCGATGTCAACGACCTGGTCGAGTTCCGTCGGCGCTGCTGCCGCCACTGCTACGGCATCGATTTCGGCTACCAGCGCACGGTGGCCGAAATGAGCCGCGAGCGCGCCGCCTATGAACTGGCCAAGCGCAAGGCGATCGCCAAGGAACCGGCATGTGCGGCCACCTACGACGACTTCGACGAGAAGGGCGGGATCGGCTACGACGCCCGAAAGCCGCCCAATCCGGATTGCCAGGAATGCTGGGGTGACGGCATCGGCGATGCGCACTTCAAGGCCACCGCCGATCTGAGTCCGGCCGCACGCGCCCTGTACGCCGGCGTCAAGCAGACCAAGGAAGGCTACCAGATGCTGCTGATCGACAAGAATGCAGCGATGAACCGGCTGTATCGCCACATGGGCCTGTTCGAGAAGGACAACCAGCAGACCGCAGACGGCCTGACCGAACTGATGGCGGCTGTCGCCGCGCGTGGATCCAAACTGCCGATCAAGGGACAAGGATGACCGGCCAGGCGCCACACATCCCGCCCGAGCTGCTGGCCAAGTGGGACGCAACGGTCGAGCAGTTCGCCGACCCGCGCTGGCGCATCAACAACCTGTACGAGATCGTCGACGACAAGGGCGAGAAGATGCCGTTCCGCATGAACGCCGAGCAGGAAGACCTGTTCGACTCCATGTGGTACTGGAACGTCATCCTCAAGGCCCGCCAGATGGGGTTTTCGACCGCGATCGGCATCTTCGCGCTCGACCAGTGCCTGTGGGTGCCCAACACCCGGGCCGGCATCATCGCGCAGACCGAGGACGACGTTCTCAAACTGTTCAAGAACAAGATCGAGCGCACCTACCTGGCGCTGCCGAAGGCGCTGCGCGATGCGATCGGCCTGAAATCCAAGAGCAAGACCGAAATTACGCTGGGCAATGGCTCGTCGCTGCAGGTGGGCATGTCGATGCGCTCGGACACGCTGACGTTCCTGTGGGTGTCCGAGTTCGGCAAGATCTGCGCCAAGGCGCCCGATCGCGCGATGGAAGTCGTCACCGGCGCTTTTCCGGCGCTGGCGGTGGGCAATCCGCTGTTCGTGGAGTCGACCGCAGAAGGCCAGGAAGGCTACTTCCACGATTACTGCATGGAGGCGCTGGCGGCGCAGCGCGAAGGCGCCAGGTTGTCACAACGCTCGTTCAAGCTGCACTTTTACGCATGGTGGCAGAAGCCGACCAACCGGCTGGACCCGGAGGCGGTCACGCTGACCGACCAGGAGCGGCTGTACTTCGACAAGCTGCTGGCCGAACATGGGATCGTGCTCGACGCGGCGCAGAAGGCCTGGCACGCCAACGAATCGCGCACCCTGAAGGGCAAGATGCACCGCGAGAACCCCTCCTACCCAGAAGAGGCGTTCCAGGTCGCGCTCAAGGGCGCGTATTACGAGGCACAGATGCTGTGGCTGCGCCAGAACAACCGCATCACCACCGTGCCATGGGACCCGGCGCTGCCGGTGAATACCTTCTGGGACTTCGGTGTCAGCACCAACAACGAGACCACGATCTGGTTCCACCAACGAAACGGCCTGCGCGACCAGTTCATCGAATACTACGAGGCCGAGGGCAAGGGGATCGGCCACTTCGTGCGCTACCTGCAGTCGACCGGATACACCTTCGGCACCCACCATGTGCCGCATGACGCCAACGCGCGCTTGCAGACCGAGGGCGAAGAGCCGCAAACCCGCCTTGAAATGCTGGAAAAGCAACTGCCCGGCCACCGCTTCGAGGTGATCGGCCGCACCAAGGACGTGATGAACGGGATCGAGCTGACCCAGGAACGGTTCCCGAGCGTCTGGATGGACAAGGACAAGTGCAAGGAGGGCATTGCCGCGCTCGACTCCTACGTGCGCACCTGGAACCGGGCCCGCGCGCAGTTCACCAACGTGCCGTTCCACAATTGGGCATCGAACGGCGCCGACTCGTTCCGCCAGTACGGCCAGGGCTACCACCCGAGCAAGTCGCTGCCGAAGGAGTCGCGCAAGAAAGCCGCGCCGCGTAGTTGGAAAGTCGTTTGAATGTCTTGCGGGAAATTAAGGAACATGATCCAATCGCTTCAATTTTGGAAAGGTCGCTGATGAATAGCAATACCCTGCGCAGCCAACTGCTGCACCCGAGCGGCAAGGAAATGGTGATGCTGGGCGGCGATGTCTGGGACCAGCGCGTCACCGGCGATATCGTGTCCGAATACAAATGGGTGGATGGCGAGCCGGTCATGCTGATCTACAAGCGCGTGCTCGGCGCCAACACGCCGGCCTTCATGATCGAACTGAAGGATGCGCACCGGTTCGTGGTCAGCAACGGCAACGCCACCCGCAAGCTGTTGCAGGAACTGAGCCTGCAGGCGGCCAAAGCCCTGAACAGCGAGCACGACAAGGCGACCAGCTTCCGCATCATCACCGTGATCCTGGACGGCATTGGCGACTTGATCCGCATGCCGCCCGAGCCGGTGGCACTGGAGATCGCCAACCGCCCGTCGAGCGGCCACGACGAGCTGGCGATCAAGGTCGACGGCAAGACCGTGATGGAAGCGATGGTATGAAGCAGCGCCACGCCAAGACCAAGAAGGGACTGCGGCGCCAGATCAAGCTGGAATTGCCGAGCTTGACCACTGACCAGGTGGAGGAATTGCTGCGCCGGGTCGACTGCCATCAGTTCGACAGCTGGGCTAGAAGCGCGAATGGTAGTGCGCGCCTACAAGCCATTCTCGGCGCGCTGCAGGATACCGACGACAGCCTGGAAACCATCGACCGCGCGCTGGATGACGGCGACATTGCCGAAGCCCAGCGCCTGCTGGCACTCGGGCGCGCCAGCCTGATGGAGCATCTGGATGAACTGAAAGGACTGCTCTGATGGCAATCTCTGAACTGCGCGCCAGCGACAGCATGGCCAATCCGAACCGCTACGGCGGGCCGGCGTCCAAGCCGCACAACCACGGCCAGCGCCGCCGCGGCGAAGCCGAGCAGGAGCGCAAGGCCAGGCTGCACGGCAAGCTGATGAACTGGTTCATGCAGGAGCGCGACAAGCAGGCCGAGAACCGCTACCAGATGGCGGTCGACGAGGACTTCTACGACGGCCAGCAATGGAGCGACGAGGATGCGCAGACGCTGATGGAGCGCGGCCAGGCGCCGCTGGTGTTCAACCAGGTCAAGCCGACCATCAACTGGATGCTCGGCACCGAGCGCCGCTCGCGGATCGAGGGCAAGGTCTTGCCGCGCGAAGAACGCGACGAGCAGAGCGCCGAGGTCAAGGGCAAGCTGATCAAGTACCTGTCCGACGTCAACCGCACCCAGTTCAAGCGCAGCGCCGCGTGGAAGTCCTGCATCGTCGCCGGACTGGGCTGGCTGGAAGACGCGATCAACCCCGACCCCACCGCCGAACTGCTGGGCACCAACGTGGTCGACTGGAAGCAGGTCTACCACGACTCGAACGGCAAGAGCCTGGACATCAACGAGGATGGCCGCTACCTGTTCCGCTGGTCGCATCTGGACCTGGACGTGGCCGAGGCACTGCTGCCCGATTCGGCCAGCCTGATCCGCAGCGCCGCGGTGGACGAAAACACGCTCGGGCTGGACGAGGATGATGCATGGTATCTGGGCGGTCGCACCAACAGCGCCGACTCGGGCGACTATGCGCGCGCGACCCGGCGCGGAATGGGCGGCGGCTTCGTCAACAGCGGGCGCGAGCGCGTTAAGATCATCGAGGCCTGGTACAAGATGCCGGTGGCCTGCCAGGTGTGCCGCACCGACGACCCGCAGTGGCGCCACCTGCACGGCGAGGAATGGGACCGCAGCAATCCCGCGATGGTCGAAGCCTACCAGGATGGCTACCTGTCGGTGGTGCGCCATGTGAAGATGGAAATGCGCTGCGCCCTGATGACCGAATCGCACCTGCTGTGGGACGGCCCCAGCCCGTACAAGCACAACCGATTCCCGCTGACCCCGGTCTGGTGCTACCGGCGCCACCGCGACGGCCTGCCCTACGGCGTGATCCGCGACATCCGCGACGCCCAGATCGACTACAACAAGCGCGCCTCCAAGGCGCTGTACATCCTGTCCACGGTGCGGGTGGTGATGGACGAAGGCGCGGTCGAGGACCCCGAAGAGCTGCGCGCCGAGATCGCGCGACCCGACGCGGTCATCAGCAAGCGCAAGGGCTACGACCTGAAGATCGAGCAGGACAAGCAACTGGCCGAGGAGCACATCAAGCTGATGATGTTCGACGGCCAGATGATCCGCGACGTCGGCGGCGTGACCGACCAGAACCTGGGCAACGCCGAAGGC